CTGCTGATTTCTTATACTCATTATAAGAAACTTTTTGATTACTCAAATAATCTTTATGAATAGGTTGTGTATAATAACGACGAGAAAGACGATGAATGTACTCATTTGGAAGAATGAGTTTACTCATATCAAATTTTGGCAATTCTACATACGAAGTTTCGTTGTAATCACTTTTTGGTTGATTGAGTTCTTTTGATTTTTCATCAAAAGATTTTGTAGTTTTTGATTCTAACTCATTCAATTCATCATTCTTATTACCACCAAAGTTATCAGGTTTGACTCCACCACCAGAAGATGATTGAGTTTTACTTTCAACAGTTGAGTCATCACTTCTACCATTATGGTCTTCCTGATTTGAATTTTCAGTTTCTCCTTGAGTACCATCATCAGTTGGTGATGGTGCAGATTGTGAAGAAGAACTTGAATTCTCTTTATTATCACCACACAAAGAAGATTGCTGTTCTTCTTTCTTTTTCTTTGCATAAGCAACTAAATCTTGTGAGATTTCAAGTACATCAGTAAATGTTTCTGCACTACAGATACGAGAAATAAACTCATCTTCAGTATCGTTGAATGCAATTTGATGAAATGCACCAATCTTGAAGTAAAGATTAATACGATCTATCAAAGATAATTCATTCAAATTTTCATCTTTTGTAGAGAAGAAATCATCTGCATTCAGTTCATTATATGCAGTATAAAAAGTTCTGGATGCACCAGGATACTTTTTCTTCATTAACTTCTCAACACGAGCATCTTCTACTACATTTACAACATCGTGATAACCAATTAGATTTTCGTACTCTTCAGTATAATCAAGATTATGAGAAAAGATTGCGTGTGATGTTTCGTGTAGAATCAACATTTGATATACTACATCACTTGCTTTTTTCCAATTAGGTAAAGTTAGAATGCGTTTATCTACATCAAACATTGCAGTATCTACATCTTTATGTTCTACTATAATATTTTCTGTGGCTAAACATCTTGCTAAAGAACCACGAACTTCGTGTGTAAGAGACATACAAGTGCTTTTGAACTTCCAGTATCATAGCAGGTCCTATGGGGTTCTGGGGAGGTCTTGGACCAGTTCCCAAAGTGGCTCTAAGCTTCTTATTACAATCTTATCTCAAAACCCACAGAGTAATTATAATTGATTTTAAAATATTCGTCAAGTATCATAAGACACAAAAAAAAGTTGTAGGATACCACTCCCACAACTTTACGTTTATATAACTGTTCTTTCCACCACCAGAACAGGTCTTGAGGTCTCAAAGTCACAAAGACCTTCAAGACTTTTATATCATACATCAAATGATTTTAGGTGTCAAGTATTGACAAGATATCAAAACCTGACTAAAATCACTCTGTTGGGTTTGAAGATAAATTATGTGATTAAATTATTTAAAGTTTTATTTGATCCTTTTGTTTCCCACCAATCTAAAATCTCATTACGGCATTTTTGATTTATTTGAGTGTCATCATCACGCCAAGTTGGTTTAAATATTTTTTCAACAAATAACGGAAAAACATAATTACCACCTTCAAAAAAAGAATAAACCATATTTTCAACTTGTGGTAAGAGAAACCAAAAAGAACTATATTCGTTTTCTCTAAATTCTTTATCATTTCCTTTATATTCTAAATGAATATAATCATTTGGATAATAATTTTTTATTAAATTTTCTGCGTGTTTTCTAGTAATTAAATACGCACATGCTGACCAATCACACCAACATCTGTTTCTTAATTTAACCTCTGGGTTAAAAAATATAAACATATCTTCTCTAATCAAACACAATTGAACAATATTCCAATTCTCTGGTAAAGAATTAAAAAATTCATCCCAGGTAAAGTTCCAATATTTTACAGTATCCAAAGATAAATCATCTTCACAAAAGAATGTGTAAGGTTCATCTGTATTCTCATACCATTCTTTAATTGCTTTCAAATGTGATGTAACTGGTCCTTTACCATTATGATTTACTAAAGGTCCCTCGATAATTTTATGATCTTCATCACTATATCTTTTGTAAATATGAGGTGTTACTTTTTGAATTCCATATTTTTCAAACATTTCATAAAGAACATCCATACGTTCTTGAGATTCTTCAATACTAATAAAATTAATTGAAGGAAAGTTTTTTAATTTTTCTGTTTCAAAAATAATATTTTTATTTTCAAATGCCCAATCATATTCGTGCAAAGAATCAACTTGTTCATAACCCATTCCAATCATCATATTTTTAATGGCACTCTTATAGTAACCAAGGTGGAGATGTTCAAACTCGACTCTTTTTATTCTATACTTACTCCAGTCAAATGTCAGTAAAATTTCAGCATCAATTCCCTCAATATTCAAACACAACCAATCAATCTCATATATTGAATGTTTTTCAAGTAATTCTTCAAGAGTAATGCAGGGAACTTCAAATGACTTTATTTCTCCACCCTGAAGATGTGGGCACCATGTCATATGTTTTTTGATGTGTTCTATATCACAAGATGCCATAGCATAGTGAGGATGCTCATTTGTATGATAATAAATTGTTAATGTATTTTGATTTTGTAATGGAGTTTTTATGGCAACATTTTCAATCTCTATATTGTTAAATTTACTATAACAATTCTTTATATCATCTATATGCAAACTATTAGCATCAACAAATAATCCAAACTCTAAATCATCATAATTTGAAAGTAAATAATTGGATAAGTCATCATTTGCTTTATTTGTACCAATTTGAACTATTTTCATAGACTTACCATCTTGAATGTTCTCCATATAAATTAATTCATCTAAATTTTTATCTCGACCCGTCGTTTCCCACCAATTCAAAACCGAATAATATGAATCATGATGACTTGGGTTTTGTCCGTTTATGATTAAATTTGGATTAAATTCTGGAGAGTTTATGGAAGTAGTTTCTAAATTAATTTCTTCTACAAACATTGGAATTGTATAGACTTTTCCTGAAGTAAACATTATATTTTCTACGATTGGTTGAATACTTCCCATATCGTAGTTAAACTCTTCATCACCAATCATAAATCGATCAAGTAATTTTTGACCATAAGGTCTAGTGAGCATAAAAGCCGTTGCAGACCAATCATCATAATATCTTTCACGAAATTCAATCTTTACCTGATCAGGTCTTACCCACATTAACTGAACTGCTTCCCAATCTTTAGGAAGTTTATTCATGAATTCAGTCCAATCAAAATTCCAATATTCTACAGTTTTGAATGAAACATCATCTTCAAAAAATACTGCATAAGGTTCATCGGTTTCGGTCAACCACTTTTTAATTGATTTTAGATGTGATGTTGATGCGCCTTTATTGGAACTATCTAGAGTATGAACTAGGGGTCCATGAATAATATCAGAACACTTTGAAAATCTATTAAAGATCATCGGTGTATAATTTTCAATTTTATAATTTTTAAATTGATTTTCGATATTATCTTGACGATCTTTACTTTCTTTTAGTGAAATATAATAAACTGATGGAAAATTAGTTAATTTATTTTTCATTATTAATCCCCAGTATCAAAGAAAAACATTTGCCATAGTCTTGCATTTTCTTTAGTAGTTCCAAAATATTCAGAAGCACTATGAATACAACTTGCATCAAATATCACAAGACGATTATATACATTACCAAGAACATCTACAGGTTCCCAAGGAGTTCCATCTAAATGGCATTCTCCTGGAATATTTGACCAAGCAGCATCCCAACCTTGCTCATAATAAGTTCTTGCTCTCGTTTGCTTATGTGCGTATAATGTAGTTCCACACTGATAAGGTGCATTGGGAGTAAGATATAACATTCCTCCCCACTTTTGACTATCACAGTGATAAACTAATGGTTCTCCAGACCAAGCAATTTGAAACCTTCCGTTCATTCCGTGCTCTTGCCAGGCAGTTATTTTTCTTCCCATAATTTCTTCAAATTTTTCTTTGAGGTTTGGGAATAAGAATTGATGTTTTGTGCGTCTTCCAATAAAACCTTTACCAAATCCACCTTCATCAAATTCTTGTTCTAATGCAAATTTACGAATTTCATTTGGATTGTCATAAAAATTATCTACAATCCATGATGTATTCTTTTTATTTGTCATAAAACTAAACTTAGATGTGGATCCATATGAAAAATAAATCATAAACTGCCCAAGAAATGTAGGTTTCCACAAATCACTAAAATCATATAAGTATTGGTCATTAAAAATATCTTTAGTTACATCTTTACCATTCCTTTCATATACATGAAGATCTGAATAATCATTCAAATACAAATTACGAAATTCAATAAATCTTTCTACGGCATTTTCATGATCGTTGATATGCCATTCACCGGCAAAATTTGTAACATTATTTCGAATGAATTCATAATTATCTTTTGTAAAAATTGAATACTCTCCACCTTCACAATCAAATTTTAAGAAATCAATTTTAGAAATATTATATTCCTTAATTATTTTTTCAAATGTAGTTGTAGAATATAAATTTCCTTCGTGGTCATAGATATAAACTCCATTTTCGGGTATTGATTTTATTTCTTCTTTATCCGAAATTGCTTTATTAATGAAAGTTACCGGACCGTGAGAAACATTTTTTCGTAAAAAATCTATAACAGTATTGGATGGTTCAATACAATAAACTTCTTTGGGTTTTTTATCTAAAATTGAGTAAGTAAATGATCCATAATTTGCCCCAACATCAAACACGATGTCATTAGGTTTTACCTCTTGATGTTTTTCATATGTTCTGTGGATAAAATTTTCATTCGTAAATAATTGTACATATTCTTCATTAAGATTTCCCCAATCAAATTTCGGAGCAGTTGGTGAATTAAAAATAACCTCACTCTCTTTTTGTTCAATTTCTCCCAAAGTCAATTTTTCTCTTACATAAATTTCATTATATCCAAGTTGAGAATGTTTTATATAATTTCTATCATTCATAAAAGGTTCGTAATTTAAATTATTTTGAAAATTTTCTAATACTATTACCTTTGGAAGGTATTTTTCTTGGTCAAATCCCAGCATAACTTCAAGTTCCCAACCCTCAGTATCTATTGATAATATATCAATACTGCTTACGTCTATTTTATCCAATAAAGTATTCAGTTTAATTGTCTCTACTTCAATAACTTCTTGAGTATTATGTTCCGGAACATTATCATACTTTATTCCTAGGGAAGAAAAACTTACCCCATCATTTTCTTGAGAGTACCAATAATCGTTATTGTAATTGATAGTAAAAGTTGTTTCTTTCTCTTCATTAGAACAAGCATACTGATACACTTCACTATTATTATCTCTGTGTTGTTTTACAAACTTTGGATTAGGTTCAACGGCAATTGTTCTCCATCCATAATTTCTAAAATGTTTCGAGTTGCTTATAAATTCTTGAGGTCCTGCACCAACTTCAACCATTACTCCCTTATAACCTAAGTCTGGGAAAAAATTTTCACGCAGATATTTGTCAGTTTCAAATTCGGAATAAAATTTATTACAAAAAATATAGTCTTCTGCATTTTTTGTATCTCCATTTTTATCTTTCATAATATTAATAATTTCTTCATTAACTAAATCAGGATGAATCCACCAATCTTCAAATGATGAAATTCCATCTGGTGATATATCATTAACAACTAAAACATATCCTTTACTTTTTAAGAAATCTCTTGATTTTTGTCGATATGATCTAGTCACATCAATATAATAATCGTGTTCATAGGTAATGACTGCAAATTTATACTTATCAAATGGTATTTTTAACATACATTCATAAGTATTTCTTGCTGGTTCTATGTCCAGTTGAAGATAATCAATTGTGGTTTCTTGAAAATTTTCATTTAGGAGTTTTTCATAATTTATATCTAAAGCATTTTGATTTAATACCTTAGTTTTTGGTCTTTCTTTAGTATATTCTTTTGCGAAAGTTTCGTCCAATTCAATTGAAACGCCTCTCCAATTAAATTTCTCTTCCAAAAGAGCAGTATTGTTTCTATCAAAGGGTTTTGCTCCTCCTATTTCAAGAAAAGTTCCATTAGTTTTTCCATCTAATGCAGAAAGAACAAATATATCTTGAAGAACTTGTGAGTAACTTCTTTCTATTGTATCAGAATTCTTAAATTTAAATCTCAATTGATTAAATTTTGACTTATCATAATATACTGCAGATTGAGAATTTGGCCCAAGACCAATATGCATAATTTTATCTTCAACCAAGAACCGATATTCCGAATTCATATCGTCCCAATATTCATCGACAAGAGAATAAAATAAATCTCTCGATTCTTTCATTTTCCCCCACCACCAAGAAGAAATTGCCTTTTGATATACTAAAAGATATTTCCCTTCATAGTCTGGAATATTAATTGGTTCAATTTCTTTATCATAACAATTTAAACCAAGAATAGAATAAGTATAAACTTGGTCCCATTCTTGTTTTTTTTCATACATTAAACACAAGAAATAATATGCCTCCGGTCTTTCTGGTAGAATAAACAACGCACTATGAATTAATGATTTTTCCGTCACCTCTCTTGTTGCTTGTTTTCTACAAGAGATTGATGCACGAAGAAGTGATGTATAAGCGAGGAGTTTATCTTCTGCTCTTTCTGCTGCTCTTAAATAATAAGTATGTGCAGATGCATTATGTCCCTGATTATCATACCATTCGGCAAGGTTATAATTTTTTTCAGGATTTTCCGTATCAGTTGCAAATAATACTAATTCATTCATTGATAAAGTCCTCCAAAAAAGATTCTGAAATTTTTAATACATAAGCGGCATTATCCACCGCACCAAAAGTAATCAAATAACTATTATCGTATTTTACTAAACCACAACAAAATTCTACTTTCATATTTAAGAATGAGAATAGTTTAGAAAATTTTTGAGATTTAAATTCACTATCCCAATATACAAATCTATGTCTGTATGTACCATTCTTTCTTCCTAATTCAGAACTATACAATTCCGTTTCGTGAACAATAGTTAAATATCCATCTTTATATTTAATGATTTGAGACCCGCCTCTCATATCATTAAATCCCGGAGTATATTGATTAGTTTCAAATACCTGAGTTTCTTCACCATTTGGATTGAACTTCATAATACAAGTAGGATTAGTCCACTTGATTAGATGAAAAGGTTTGTTCTCTATAGGAGTACAATTCTTCATACAATACTCATTATCCGGAGGTGGTCCAGGAATTCTAAATCTTGATACTTCTACAACTTTATCATCATTAAATTCAATTTCTGAAATTTCCATTCTTCCAGTCCCAACAGTATCCAAGTCTCTTCTTACTCCACAAAGATATACCTTATCATTCCACTGTACTAAACGCCCATCTTCCAATCCAACAAATTCCCATTGTGGTGTATATGTATCAAATCTTGAAGTATCAATTTTAGAATAATGTGTGATATTTAAATCTTCATCTAATTGTGCAATATAATTCCAGGTACGAAGGTGCATATCATTTTCTGGATGGATATACACCATAGGTCCCCATATATGTTCAAACCTATCTAACTCCGAATGATATAAAGTATAATTTATATTTCGAATATTAACTATAATACTTCCATCCACAACCAATATTGATGGATTTGTGAGTGAAGGTCCCATTAAATCTTCCGACGGAATCATTAATGGTTTTATAATTCCACCATTTTCAATAGCAAGTTTTACAAAATTCATATAACAATGTTATAATATATACATAAGTATTAATATATATTATACCACATGAAGAGAGATTTTGCAAAAAAAGGGTGGCATTACTTACCTAATATTACAACAAAGACAGAAGCAATAAAAATCAAATATGAAAATTTGATGGGTGCTATACACGATTTGGGTGGATTAAAAACTCACTATGATCCAGAAAGAGGAAATGTATTGACTTGTTATGCACCCCCATCAAGTGCATTTGTAATGAAAAGAATTCAACCAGTTTTAGAAAATCTTATCGGTGAAGAACTTATTCCTTCTTACTGGTTCTCTACGACATATCATAACAAAGGATGGATGAATTGTCATACTGATCGTCCTTCTTGTGAAATATCAGTCACGATGAATATCTGTGGAGATGTTGCGTGGCCAATTAAACTTAAAGACTTAGAAGGCAATAAACAATCAGTCGTAACTCCAATCGGTTGTGGATTAGTATATCTTGGAACAGAAGTAGAACACTGGAGAAGTCCTATGAGAACTCATAAGAACGATAAATTTATGCAACTCTTTTTACACTTCGTAAGAAAAAATGGAAAATATGCAGATTATGCTTATGATAAAAATAAAAAATGTTACGGGTTACTTAATGGATCGTGAATCATAAGAATAGATTTCACTTCATCAAATCTAGCATATAATGAAATGATTTCAGAATGACTTTGAAGTTCTGTTGGTAAAGTTGGAAATCCTATAGGAAATGTAGATGAGTTTGGAAGATTTCTTAAATTTTGTCTCCAAGTTTTAAACTCTACAGATATAGATCCGGTCTGTTCCAAATCTTTAATTACCATCCAATCAGTTAGTTCTAATATTTTATCACGAATTTCTCTGAGAGTATTGTATCTATCTTGTGTTCTATAAGAATCAAATCTAGAAATTTCATCATCCCATTCTTGTTGTGTTAAAATTTTTAATCCTTCACCCTCAGTTTCTGAAAGAATATGTGGCTTTCTATAAACTACATCATAAACAATTTCTATTCTTGTTTCTTCAGTTTTTTCCAAATCTAAACGATCAGAAACAGAAACTTCAATTTGTCTTTCAGTAGAACTAATAACTGTAATATTTAAATTATTTTGGTACTCGATAACTTCTTGCTGAGGAACCACAACTTCATATTCAAAATAATCAGGAACTTCTGATAAGAAGAAAGGAACTCGTTCTTGAGTAAAAAGAGAATATTTTGTTTCCAATCCTTTAATATTAGGCATTATATAACCCAGTGGTATATATGTTGCCCACATACCATTATCACGGTCAATAAGATAATGCTTAATTAATTGAGTCATTTTTAGTAAACCTCTATATTATATTTATTTGCAATCTCTTCATCTATTTCATCTTTTGTTTTAAATCCCTTAACCCTCATCCAAGTTACCAGAGTATAACGATTTCCAGAAATAACTGGTTCTACCGTATGCATAAACCATCTTGATGACGGGAAACAAACAAGAAGACCGGGTTCTGGTTTAATTTTAATTCTCAAATCAGGAAAAGAAAAGTATCCACCATCAAAATCATCGTTTAGAAAAAGAACAGTTGATAAATCACGATCTACTGTTTTTTTCCATATCTGAGTTCCATCTGGATTCATCCATAAACCATCAGAATCATTATGAGGTTTATAGTGACCTCCAGGTTCATAACAAAGTAATTGAGGTTCTTCACTATCTCTAATTTCAAATTGATAAAAAGGATTAATTACATTTTTAACTACATTATCTAGTAAATCTTTAACTTGTGAAAAAACAGGAATAATATTTGCACACTTTACATTTCTTGTGTTTAAATCTATTTTTGATTGACTCTCTCTAGTTTCATCACTTTTTTTACCATCAAAAACTGCCAGTTGTTCTTTATGAGAATTTCTCATATGATCAGTCAAAAATTTTAATCCTTCCCCGGTTACAACTTTTGGTTGAATTAAAACATTCGCAAGAATATCATTCATAATGAATTATATAAGTAACTTTATTTAGTTTGAGTTTGAGACTGCTGCAAAAACATATTTTGCTTTAGTTAGATTCTTTCCTGGTGCTGATACAGTTTCATTGGAGAAATCTAAACGATCTATGGTGCAAATCCATGGTGGAGCAAAACCACCACCAAAGTAACCATAATTAGAGTTAGATACTGCTCCGGGAAACCACCTTGCTTGAGTTAAATTGTTTCCTGGTGCTGATACAGTTTCTATTGAGAAATCTATACGGTCAATGGTGCAAACCTGTGATGAAATGACACCACCACCGCCAAAGTATCCATAATTCGAATTTGATACTGCTGCTAAACCATTTCTTGCTTGAGTTAGATTTTTTCCTGGTGCTGATACGGTTTCATTAGAGAAATCTAAACGGTCAATAGTACAATATAATGTCTGAAAAGGACTAAAATAACCACCACCAAAATAACCATAATTAGAACTAGAAACCGCTGCTAAAATACTTTTTGCTTGAGTTAGATTTTTTCCTGGTGCTGATACAGTTTCTGTTGAGAAATCTATACGGTCAATGGTGCAGTAAAAAACAGTAGGAGGAGATGTATAACCACCACCAAAATAACCATAATTAGAACTAGAGACTGCTGCTGAACCACTTCTTGCTTGAGTTAATTTTGCTGGAGTTGGTGCTGATACGGTTTCATTAGAGAAATCTAAACGGTCAATAGTGCAATAAAATGCAGAACCAAAAGTAAGATAACCACCACCAAAGTAACCATAATTCGAATTAGAAACTGCTGCTAAACCATTTCTTGCTTGAGTTAAATTCTTTCCTGGTGCTGATACAGTTTCTGTTGTGAAATCTATACGGTCAATGGTGCAAATATTAACAAGATTGTCATCAAGGCCACCACCAAAGTAACCATAAGTCTTAGAACCACGAAAAATTGATTGACCACCTGAGGTTGCTGCTAAAAATTGTCTTGCCTGGGATAACTTAGATGTTGGTACTGATGTGGTTTCATTTGAGAAATCTAGACGATCTATGGTACTAACAAACGTAGGAGTAGCACCACCACCAAAGTAACCATAAGAACTACTTGAGGTTGCTGCTAAATCTCCTCTTACAGAAGATAATTTAGGTGTAGGAGTTGATACTGTTTCATTTGAAAAATCTAAACGATTTATGGTGCAATAATAAGTAAAAGGAGGAGTATTAACACCACCACCAAAATAACCATAAGAACTACTTGAGGTTGCGGCTAATGCATTTCTTGCAATAGATAATTTAGGTGTAGGAGTTGATACTGTTTCATTTGAAAAATCTAGACGATCTATGGTACTAACATAAACACCAGTAAAACCACCAGCAAAATAACCATAAGAACTATTTGAGGTTGCTGCTAATCCATTTCTTGCAGAAGATAATTTTGGCGTAGGAACTGATACTGTTTCATTTGAAAAATCTAGACGATCTATGGTACTAACACCAGATACACCACCACCAAAGTAACCATAAGAACTACTTGAGGTTGCTGCTAATAAAGATCTTGCAGTAGATAATTTAGGTGTAGGAGTTGATACTGTTTCATTTGAGAAATCTAAACGATCTATAGTATTATAACTAATAACAGGAGGAAAGGTATAACCACCACCAAAGTAACCATAAGAACTACTTGAGGTTGCTGCTAAACCGTATCTTGCAAAAGATAATTTTGGTGTAGGAGTTGATACTGTTTCATTTGAAAAATCTAGGCGATCTATGGTATTAACATTAGGAGGACTATAACCACCAGCAAAGTAACCATAAGTCGCAGACTCTGGCCAACTCGAAAAATTGCGATTGTCTATATTTAAAACCTGACGATCATAAACATTATTTAAACCAAAAATATCTCCTACAAAAGGCATCTGAAATTACTCTATTTTAAGGTCGGGATTAAATAACGACTGAGGAATTTTCTTTTGTTCTTCTTCTTCAATAGCACGAAGAAGTTTCTGATCTATACCTGTAATTTCTTCAATACCAGAAGAAACTGCTTGTTGAAGATTACTCAAGAAGTCCATAGGGTCATTTGGATCACCAAAGGTTCCCTTAGTACGATTTACATCATCAGGAAGAACAGTCGGAGCACTTGCACGACGCATAGAACGAATATTACCAGCATTCACACCAGTTTTTGCTGCAAGTAAATCATCCAAAGATTGATTCGCAAGTCTGCGTTCCCAGTAGTTTGGTTGATCTTCGTCATATTGAATCTTCGAAACCAACTGACCACCATTCAATTCAGTCAGACGAGTAATTAATGTATCAAAACATTCAAGTTCTTCCACACAAGCTTTAAATCCACGATTCAAACCTTCAAGCATACGATGAAAATGAAACTCATCAATATCATACCAAGTAAGTTCTTCACCCCCCTGCCTAGTTTTCCACCAAATTGGTTGCGTCTTATCCTTTCCGTCCCACTTATAATAAAATTCTCTTGCTGCTCTTTTTGCATCAATAACTTGCTGTAAAAGACCCTCTGCTACACTTCTACGATTAATAAGTGCTGCTTTAAATGCCGATGGGATTGTAAAATTATCATGAATGATAAATTTCTCAATCTGAAAATTTGAACGACCTTGCGAAAGTTCGAATTCACTTTCTTCCCAACGAGTTGCTTCGTGAAGAATCTTAAGCATAAATTCATTATCATCATCCAAAACTTCTTTAGATGTTGCAAGAGCAATTGCTTCATAATTGTTAGGCATAATTATCCAATTGTTTTAATATTGTATTTCTATTTATGACGAGTATATTTCTCAGAGCACCTCATATTCACCATACAATAGTATCTTGGTCTTCTAACTACTTTTTTTTACAAAATGATAGTCACCATCAACACCTTGAACTATACTAATACAAATATTTGATTCTAATTCATATCCAAATGTTTTTAAATACTCCACAACTTCTTGGAGCATAGGTGCTCCTTTCATATATTCTTTGGTTTGCAACTCCAAAATTAAATGATCACAAGTTTTAAGAGTTTCCTTTGCACCCCTTAGAATATCAAGTTCTGCTCCTTGAACATCCATTTTAATCAAGTCTGGTTTTTTCCAATTATTTTTTCTCACAATACTATCCAAAGATCTGGTGATTCTTTGCGTTTCGGTATAATGTTGATTTTTAAATGGAATTGTACTTTCAGGAAAGTCTTTATAATTCAATTCATAATATGAGTTTCCACCAGAATTTTGAATATTTTCATAGTGAGTAACATTTTTTCCATCAACATCACTTAAAACATCAGTTGAATATTTGTTTCCACTTCTTTTATATAAAAATTCAAAATGTTTTGTACCGTCCATTAGATAATATTCGGCATTATCCCAACATTCTTTTGCCTGATTATACCAATGAAGACAGTTTGCTCCAATATCATAAACTACCTTAGGTTCAATATCATCTTTGTATTTGAGTTTATATAAGTATCCAATATGTCTTGGGGCTAAGCAATTAACACTAGAAAACCAACTAAGATACTCTTCTAAATTATTTGTTACTTTCGTTTTAAAATTCAATTTATCATTATCTAAAGAAACTTTGTGATCTGTTTGATCAGTTATTGTATTAATTAGTTGTTCCCAGTATGTTGCAATCTTTTTCCAATCATAAGTTTCTTTCGCAATCTGTGAAAGTTCTTTTGTTGCCGTATAAAATGTTTCTGGTTGATCGTCAAAGAACTCAAAACATCTTGAAAGTTCTTGTGCGAACTCATTGATAAACTTTGGAGATGGATCCCAACCAACTGAGGTATTAGTTCCAAGCATTGGAATATACTTACCACGATTGAATGAAATCTCACTCAGTGCTCCAATATCAGAAGTAATTGGATAGCATCCACACACCATTGCCTCCGCCATAGACACGCAGAAGGTCTCCTCCCAGATATTAGGATGCACGAAGAATGCAGCATCTTGAATATGAGATAGAAGGTCTTCGCGGTCAATACTGGGGGAGTATTCTACACCAGGAAGAGACTTTAGTTCTTCAATTGCTTCCAGATGTTCTGGAATCTTAGAGTGTTGTTCGTAATGTTCTCCATAAAGATTATGAGAAGAAAATACTTTTAACTTTGCATCTGGATGATTCTTAATGACTTGCTTCCAGATTTTTGGAAGTGGTGTAATACCTTTGTGTGGTCCAGAGAAATAGATTGCTGTTTTTGATTTTGGTGTTTTGAGATTAAAAATATCCGCAACACCATTTGGAATGACTACTATTTTTTCTTCGGGTGCTCTATTGTATTTGACGTACTGTTCTTTCTCCCATTTTGATACACAAACAATTAAGTCAATCTGTGATATAAGTTCTGGAAGTTTTGCGAGTTGTGGTTGATCGCAGTTGTCGTGTGCCCAAAGAATTTTATATTGTTTATTTGATTGTGATAGTATCTCTATACTTCTTGAAACTTCAACATTATTTGGAAATTGATAATATTGATTGAGATAATAAAAAGAACTTTCAGTTGCTCCAGATTTCATAATGAATTATATAAGTAACTTTATTTAGTTTGAGTTTGAGACTGCTGCTAAACCTCGTCTTGCAGAAGATAATTTAGGTGTAGGAGTTGATACGGTTTCATTTGAAAAATCTAGACGATCTATGGTACTAACATTAGTACCAGAACTATAACCACCACCAAAGTAACCATAAAAACTACTTGAGGTTGCTGCTACAGAATATCTTGCAGAAGATAATTTAGGTGTAGGAGTTAATACTGTTTCATTTGAAAAATCTAGGCGATCTATGGTACAAACAGAAATAGAAGTAATACCACCAGCAAAGTAACCAATAGAACTACTTGAGGTTGCTGCTAAATGGTATCTTGCAGGAGATAATGTAGATGTAGGAGTTGATACTGTTTCATTTGAAAAATCTAGACGATCTATGGTAGTATAAAGAATAGTAGGAGGAGTACTAAAACCACCACCAAAGTACCCATAAGAACTACTTGAGGTTGCTGCTAAAAGTCCTCTTGCCTGGGATAATTTAGGTGTAGGAGTTGATACTGTTTCATTTGAAAAATCTAGACGATTTATGGTAGTAACATAAACAGTAGGAGAAGTACCACCACCACCAAAGTAACCATAAGAACTACTTGAGACTGCTGCTAATCCATCTCTTGCAATAGATAATTTAGGTGTAGGAGTTGATACTGTTTCATTTGAAAAATCTAGACGATCTATGGTACAAGTGACAGGAGGAGAACCACCACCAAAGTAACCATAATAACTACTTGAGGTTGCTGCTAAAAATCCTCTTACAGAAGATAATTTAGGTGTAGGAGTTGATACTGTTTCATTTGAAAAATCTAGACGATCTATGGTACTAAAATTAGGAGGACCATAACCACCACCAAAGTAACCATAAGTCTTAGAACCACGAAAAATTGATTGACCACCTGAGGTTGCTGCTAATGAATCTCTTGCAGAAGATAATTTAGATGTAGGAGTTGATACTGTTTCATTTGAAAAATCTAGACGATCTATAGTACTATAACGAGTAGCAGGAGGAGATATATAACCACCACCAAAGTAACCATAAGAACTACTTGAGGTTGCTGCTAATGCATTTCTTGCAATAGATAATTTAGGTGTAGGAGTTGATACTGTTTCATTTGAAAAATCTAGACGATTTATGGTACTATGAAAAATATTAGGAGGACTATTAACACCACCACCAAAGTAACCATAAGAACTACTTGAGGTTGCTGCTAAACCTGATCTTCCAGAAGATAATTTTGGTGTAGGAGTTGATACTGTTTCATTTGAAAAATCTAAACGATCTATGGTGCAATAATAAATAAGAGGAGGATTACTAACACCACCAGCAAAGTAACCATAAGAATTACTTGAGGTTGCTGCTAAAAATGATCTTGTAGAAGATAATTTAGGTGTAGGAGTTGATACTGTTTCATTTGAAAAATCTAGACGATCTATGGTACTAACATAAACACCAGTATTACCACCACCAAAGTAACCATAAGAACTATTTGAGGTTGCTGCTAATCCATTTCTTGCAGAAGATAATTTTGGCGTAGGAACTGATACTGTTTCATTTGAAAAATCTAGACGATCTATGGTACTATAAAAAATA